GGGTTGTCGCCAGCTTCCGTCCCGGCCATCTCCGTCACAGTGAGTGACGCTGTACCGGTCACTGCCAACGCCCACACGTTCGTGTCGATCGATCGCAAGGAATACGGTGGGTCTCCACCGTTAAGCTGATGGAACGCACTGTTGTCCGGCGCGGGTCGTGAATCATTCATGATGATCCGCACTTGGTCCCGATGCGACTGCAAGATCAACGGGTTCAATCCCTCATTGATCCTGATGTACCGATCAGTGCTCAGATTGGCGTTAGCAGTTGCCACTTACTGCCCCAACAAGGTCTTCTGAGCAGTGGCGCCAGAGTCTGTGACACCGCGGGGGCTGGTCAGGATAGTGCCGCCGCGACTGGCACTGGCACGCTTACGCCTACGTTCCTGATCCTCTCCCGTGCCTGTATCAGATGCGCCAGGGGTGCGCGGTGCCTCGGGCAGCCTTGCTGGAGGTGGCGGTGCTGATGGTGCTGAGCCGGTACACATTTGATCGATCTCCCATTACATTACGTTATATTATCACATTACATGTAGTCATCTGAATCAAGCTGCGACAGGGGGTCATAGTCACCCATACTCTTGTTCCTGTGCGGCGGTGCAGAGTCGAGATGACCACGGGGAACACTGAGCGCCGGCACATGGTGACCGAACGTCAGATACAGCGCGTCAGCCCAATCGGGCGAACTGTTGGGGCCGAGTCGCTTCTTCACTTCATCTTTGGGTTCAAGTACAAGCTGGTCTCGCCTGTTATGCCAGAAGTCGCGAGCCGTCAGTTCCTTCTCGAGCTGTGCGTCATCAGGCAACGCGCCACCACTCATCAACCACTCTTTGCAACGCACCCCCATCTCAGCAGTGCGATTGGCGTAATGCTTCTCATCATCAGCCTTCTCCCCGAACCCGATGTCAATGACGTGGTAGCCGAGCTGCCGCATGCGATCACCGATCGGCCCACCCATCGAACCCACATCCATAAAGCAAACGTCAGGCTTGTGTCGATCGAAAACCTGAGTTAGCAGAGACACAACCCGCATACTGTCACGTGATTTCTCAGCCGTGATCCTGTAGGTCTTCTCGGACTTGGCATCCTTACCGCGGCGGAACTGGATCATGCAGTCATCGCCCCCTCCGCGTGCCAGGTCAACACCACAGATCAACGGGTCGTCACCGAGATACTGACCAGACCCGCGCTTCATAGCGTCAAGCACGATGTCAGATGGCATGAACTGCATGTCCCCGCCTTTGGGGAACCGACCTAGTACACGTATCCGCGCACGATCACTATCCTCACCATAGACATCGATGATCTCTTTCAGGTATGTCTTATTCGACATTTTAGCGGTGCGGCTGTCGATATTGCGCGTGATCCACCGATCGGAATTACGCTTGAAACACTCAGCGAACTCAGTGTCGTTTCTGGTGGGGTTACCAAATGCGAAGTGCATCGGCTCACCATCTGTCAGCCCACCCTGCGACACCTCCCAAATCTTGCTACACAGACCACCGGCCTCGTCAAACAGATACCACGGTGTAGAGTCAGCAGCATGCAGACCCGCGAAAGCCTCGCTGTTCTCTTCACGCGACGTCAGAGCATCAACCCGCCACGTGTCAGAGTATGCCTTGTGAGCGATCGACATGGATGTCATCTCGAACCAATCGACGGTGATGCAGCGCAGGCGCCACTTGGCCAGCTCTGCCATGGTGATGGTTCGAAGCTGATCAGAAGTGTTTGCAGTGATTCGCCCGCGACTGTTCGGCCTGGTTGACATCACCCACAGGATCAACCACGCAGACAGAGCAGATTTGCCGATACCATGACCTGACGCCACAGCCACACGAATGGGGTTTACAGGGTTAACGCCGTCAAATTTCCTGGCTCTGACTTCATCACCGATCATGGTCAGGATGTCAGTCTGCCACACATCAGGGCCGTCGAAGCCCTTCAGATCACCATGACCCCAGTCAAACGCGAACTTGACGAACCCCAGGGGGTCAGCATAGAAGCGCGATATCTCGCCGGCTAGTTGAAGATCGATGTTGTCAGACGCGTAGAACGCATTGTCTACGACCATTGCTGACTGGAGCGATGTCACACTGTCACCGGTACCGTGCCGCGAATTGCGAACTGCGGCAACTGAAAGTTCGCTGGGAGAGGTTGCTCAACACCCTTCTCATCAACAGGGGGGTTGAGATACTTACGCAGTACAGTCTTGCGCAGTATGTGGTTCTTCTGGCTGCGCTTGCGACGCCTGACGGTGCCGCCCTGACCATCATCAACGTCTTCGTATGTCGGTTTACCGTCACCGTCCAGATCATCAGTGGGGGTGCGGTCCCTGAGACCGACTAGCGCCCACTGTGTGTACTTGGCCGCCTCGACCTCAACCTGGTCACGTGAATCAACCAGCAACATGATCAGCTTTTTACCATCCACCGGGTGTGACATCGGCATCGTGTCATCCACTATCCTGGCACCCATTCTACGCATGCGACGTTTCAACGTGCGCAGTGGCGCTTTGTCAGTGCTGTCATCACCGAACTGTTTCGCGAACTTCGGCAGTGTGTCGGGTACTAGGATAATGGCGATCATGGATAGAGTTGCTCCACTTTATCAGTGCCAAGGTCAGTGTGGAAATACTCAATGTTTTCATAGGTAAACGGAAATGCGTTGGCGTAACCGATCACCCACTCGTTGACAGTGAATGCGCCATCATATGTGGCAACAGTGTCAAACTGCCACGCGCCACCACCAGTCACATCTTGGTAACCAAGCTGCATCTCTAAATCACGGTAGCGCAGCATGAATCGATACTTGTTACCCGCTACCCAACTGAGGGTTTGATTCGGTGTGTTGGTGCCGTCTGTAGTCTTGATGATTGTTGCAGCACCATTAATGAAGAACAGCGAGTTAGCATCCTGCACACCAACCACATTGACGTTGGCCCCCGTATCAACGGCATCTGTACCAGGCACCCATCCATCAATGATCAGCGTACCCTCACGCTGATTGAAGTTGGTCCCGAGCGTGAGAGTCTTGCGGGGCTCTTCGATGTCGCGGGACGCTGTGCTGCCGGACACCTCGATTATCGGTGTGACAAATGTAGTCTCTTCCATCTGGTTGCCGATGAACTGAACGGTATCCCCCGCTTTAACTGCGACTTTAAATAGGTTGCCTGCTGAACTCGGGGTTATGTCTTCCAGGGTGTGTTTTGTCCACGTGCCTAAAATCGTCTGCGCTCCGATTTGACCGGACCCCAGTCCCACTGTGGACGCACCAGAGCCCGCAGTTTTTACGGCCCAAATAGTAAAACTGTGTTGGTTGGTGTTCCCCGGCGATCCGCCGATGGCGATATCCCCGTCTGACGTGTTAACTGATTGAAAGACGCTTCCGTTACCTGCCGCCTGCAATTCTGCGGGGAGTGTTACGGTAACCAGTGACAGCACGCCAGATGCGGGGGTGTCTTCTGTCACACTGGTCAAATCGGTCGGATTGAGATTGTAATTCACCTGTTTATTTGTCGCAGCAGGCACATGCTCCCATTTCCACCCGGTGATTGCTGCGCCCACAGCCTCAGTGACGACGCCTGAGCCGTCTACTGTATTCGCCAGTTCGGTTGCGTAGTAGGCGAAACCGTTGTCTGTCGCTGAGGTTTTTTGGTCTTCGCCTGGATTCTGATTTGATGCGCCAGTTACCTCCTGTAAAAATCCACGCCAGATTAGTGCTGATGTTGCCGTCGATGGCGCACTGTTAAGGCCAATTGTTACGTTGTTACCTGTCGCAAGCCCCGTCAGCGTCCCTGTACTCAGACGCTGCCACTCCGCAGTCAGCGTGACGGTCCGAGTCCCGCCAGAAGAGGACCCTGTTTGTCGTTTAATAAAAAATCTGATCGTCTTACCGATATCAGATCCCTCACCCCTAAACCACAGTGTTCCGTCAAACAACCGGCCCTCTATATTCCCCACCCCAAGGGTTTGCGCGAGGCGATCACCTGCCGCGTCTATCAGGTTATTGACTCTATCAGCCGTCATTGATCCGTCTGGAGCGACAGCAACGTTAGCTGTGATTGTTGTAGTCCCGACTTTCGTCCATGCTGCGTTGTCGAAATCATCTGAAGACTGCACCAGATTCTCAACAACCCGCAGTCCACTGGCAGCCGGCACACCACCGGGGATGGCACGTAGCACCCCCTCATTGTCAGGCAACCACACGTCAGACACGCGGCTGCTGGTGTACTGGGTCACCACCCGTCCATCCTCAGCGACGTAGTAGTTCTCCTGCCATGGGTTCAGGGGTCCAGGTCCAAACCGCTCAGCGGCGACCTGAAGCGCTCCCACACGCCCCGCACGAACAGGGATAGCTGCAACAGGGTTACGCATCTTCCCGACCAAATATTCCGTAGTCGTACACCTCAGCGCCGGCAGGTGTGATCGTGATGCTCTCAAACGCCCCCACAAGCTCATAGACGAGAGGGGCAGCGGTGTCGATGGCTACGGTGTAGGTGGTCTTGGATCGTGTCATGCCAAAGGGTATGGCGGTGATAGTGAGGGTTCCGGCGCCGTCACCGGCTGTGAGCTCGCCGGCGATCTGGAAGAATCGATCAGTGCAGAAACACTCGATCGTCACTGCACCGGTAACACTGGTGTCTTTCTGGTAATGCACTTCGCCTGCCATTGTATTGTCCTGGTTGGATTAAATAAGGCAAACATACTGTTAGACAGTACTTTATGCAATTCTACTACAAGAATGACAGTGGTTCATCCTCTTCCTCAGCGGCGAGCCTGGCACGGCCACGCTGCAGACGTTCGATCAGTTCTTTATTGCTGGACAGTATCACCCGGTCAGCCGCGAACGCATCGACCATGACATGCTTGCCCACCATCGCCAGTGCAGTATTGCTAGCGGCATACTTGCCTTCCTGCAGCGCGATCTCAGAGTTCTCCACCGCGCGCATTAAAACCCACTCAGCGTCGATGTCAGAGGTTTCCAGCCTACCCGCTATCACAGCATCGATCGCGGCCGCGACGTCCTCCAGTGCCCGCAGGCGGCACCCATAGTCGGCGTCATACCCCGACACCACGGCAGACCGCCGAGCATTAAAGTCCGTCGTGTATTCGATGACAAAGTTCGCCTTCTTAGGGCTGAGCCCCGCGAGCGGTCCGAACTGGATTCTAGGTGGGTTTCGTTTTGGCATTGTTACATTGTAACACTCTCACCGAGAGAGGCCAAAACGGGTACGCAATGCGTACTTGTCGCAGATTTTGCAGGTTGCCCCTTTTCACCGGTTGAAATGTCGCTCAGATTGCAAAAAGTACGCATTGCGTACCTGGTACAGTTAGGATTTAAATTGGCTGGGGTCGTGAAGACATATATGTCGATTCTTCCCCAGCCAATATAAAACCTAACTGTACCATTTCAGCAAGAAAATGCAAAAAATTGCAGAAATTATCGTTGATTTCATTGAAGTTTTTTGTTTTAGATAGGGGTGGTACAGTTATCTGACAATGTGTAAAAAAGACCCTATTTAGCA